TAGTTACTCCACCCCGTCTGACTAAATGGCGTAAACGTACCCTGAGTCGTATTACCATTTCTAGTAATAGTGAAGTTGTTAGTGCTAGAGTCTAAGAACGTATTGTTCTGCGCTCCGTTAGTGCTGGTGGTGTTAAGCAGTAACGTCACCAAATTAAAATAGGCATCCGTTACTACTGCAACACTAGCTTTTAATGAGGCTATTACGCCTTGAATAATTCCGCTCATTAGGTTAACCCGTTACCCGAAATAATCCATGTTGTCGAAGTCATTTTTACAGCCGTTGCCAAACCATAATTAGCTAATGATCTGCTGCCCGTTGTGCCAGTTCCTGCTAAATACATCGTATCGCTTGTAATTGCAATGGTTACTACGTTTGCAGTCATGTTAATAAACGTGATAGCCGTACCAACTGGATAAGCTACGTTAGCATTTGAATCAATAGTAAATGTTCGTGCGTTTGCATCTGTTGATGGGTGGAATATAACTTTGCCAGCATCAGCTAGAACCGTTGTGTACGCCGCTGATTGACTATTTATCGGCACATTTCTAAAACCAACACCGTCAGTGCCATCAACCGTACAACCTGACAAAGTGCCTGAGCTTGGTGTGCCTAATACACCACCATTAACTACAGCAGCACCAGAGGAACCTATGTTGACCGCTAAAGCTGTAGCTACGTTAGTACCTAAGCCACTTACACCCGTGGAAATTGGCAGACCTGTACAAGAACTCAGCGTACCTGACGTTGGAGTACCTAAAATTGGTGTAACCAGCGTTGGTGTATTGCTTAAAACAACAGCGCCTGTCCCCGTGCTAGTAGTAACTCCTGTACCACCAGAAGCTACAGGCAGTGCAGTGCCCAGCGCTAAAGACGACAGGTAATTAGTTACGTCCACTACGTTAGTTGCGTTATTAAACACTAACATAGTCTTACCTGCGGCGACCGCAATACCCGTACCAGATGAATTTTTTACAGTTACTGCATCTGCTAGGCCGTTGTTGACGATGTATTGTTTAGCAATAGCTGGGACGATTAAGTTACGCGCCCCGCCAGAAGTGCCGGTCAAGTTAAGACGTAGGGCACGAGCGTTCTGCGCAGCATTAGTATCGGTAAGCGTTAGTGTTACATCAGCACTAGAAAACGCAACATCCACCGTACCTGTAATAGCCTGTTGAATCGCAGTGCCGAGGTTAGTGTTAGTTGTAGCACCCCATGTACCTGCTTGGTCACCCGTACCAATCAGTTCAAATTTTAAATCACTGTATGTACTTGCCATAATTCTTCCTTACTGATTAGTGTTTATGAGTGTCCAATCACCATCAACATTTGTGTCAATTGGTTCCCACAATAGCCTTCTGCTTACAACATCCTGCGCACGAGCTGTTTCATTAACCCCAATAGAATACACTCCGTTAGGGAAAATCTGATCCGCTGCGTTACTTGTTTCGACAGCACTTACAATAAAAATACCTAACGTACTTACTATACTGTCTGCGTTTACCGTCTCTAGGGTTGTCGCAGGGAATACTGCGGTTACACTAGTTGTGTCTACACTGTTTGCTGTTTCATTTATATAGCTAATTACAAGGCTCGTTATAGTTGCACTTGTTGTATCTACTATATTCGCCGTTTCTGACACCGACCCCGTTATAGGTACTGCAATATCTCCAGACGTTGAGTCAACGGCGTTAACTGTTTCAATAATACTTACTGCGATAGTCGAGGTAGTCGTTATAACTATATCAGTTGCATTCGCCGTTTCAGCTACAGAAGACAAAAAAGCAGGTGCAGAAGATACCGTATCAGACGCGCTAACTAAACCGCCATCACCTAAACCCCAACCATCAGAACCCCAAGCACCAAGCCCCCAGCCCGCATTAGTAACTAACGGGTAATAGACCGAGCAACCCCACGCCGCAGGCCCGCCCCAGTCTCCACTGCTATAGCCACCATCGACTTGGGCCACACATTACCCCGCAAGAACAATCTGATCTTCCGTGAACCAACGCTCGTGCGCTACGCCATCCGCAGTCCACTCCAATAGATAATAAATAATGCCGTCATCATCCATGCGCATCTTAACGATAGGGCCTTGTGGCACCACAGTATTAACCTTAACTACATCGCCTTTTTTAAACATCTTTATCTCCTATTAGGTCGCGTCAAGGTTAAACGTATAAGTAACTAGCAGAACGTCGCCATTAATAACAGCACGGTCACCGGGCGCTTGGAAATCCGAAACCGAGAACAATATGCCTGAGGTGCCTGACGCCACATTAGTCAAAAACGCGCCAGCAATCGTAGTAGTAGCATTCATAGTAAATGAAGCTGTGTTCAACGCATTAGTAATGACCGACGGGTCAGCCGTAGTAGCTGTGCCAAACGTACAAGCTTTACGATTACCAGAGTAATTAGTGTCTTCAGTCCAACCGCCAGAGCCAGTAGCACCGTGAGAAGCCAACGTATCACCAGCAGAGAAAGTAGTACCCGAAGCTGGGCCAGTGACCAAGCCTAGATACCAAGCAGCGGTGTAAGTTGTGCCGGTAAAGTATTTAGTGTTCATGTCTTGTAGGCCGACATTAACCACTAGGTTAGGGTTTGATTCTTCCCATTTCAGGTTGCCATCTTTGTCGCGGCAAGTGACAGTAAAAACACCGCCAGCAAACGCGTTATGAACAAAATCGGCTTTGCGTATTACGGCACCTGAAACCGATTCGCTAGATTTAGAATTTTCAACACCCATGATTACTCCTCAAGGAAAACGAATTAAAGCCGTCGTTGCTGTGTTAGCAGGCATAGTGACGGTAAAAGTTTGGTTGTTACAGGTCTTATCCGACCCAAAGTTCAACACAGCTACAGACGCATTACTCTGAGACGTATTATAAATAAGCGCCCCACGTACAGTAAACGACGCATTAGTCCACACTACGTTGTTAAAGTTTATGTACACAACTCCGTCTGCGTTAGTGTTTATGGTCACACCAGACATAGTAACGCCACCTGCTGTATACCCTGTACCCGTTGCTTCGTTCGTTGTTGAATACACCGTTGTATCTGGGCCTAACGTAGCAAAGGCTGTGTACAACGCCATCTTCAAAGTATTTGCCGACAAGTTCTGCTGGCCTTGAACCATCTGACTTTTGAAACTTGTCGTCAGTCCCTGTTGAATAGACATTACGGATTAACCTTAATCTTTGCCTGCCCGTCGCGGTATGCGTCACCACGTTCGAGACCAGTTCCCAGACGATTCAACTGCATCATTGCGTCTTGGTATTTCTTTTCGTAATACGCTACCATATCCTGCTCACCCTTCATATAGATGATTGCTTCGACTAACGAGCCGTAAAGCAAAACAGGGTCATAGTTGTCGCCAAGCCATGTACGTCCATCAGCCGCCACAGTAATTGATTGTGGGTAGTAGTAATAGTGCAGTTCAACGTCATACTGCGCATCAGGCGTAGGAGCCACAATAAAGCTCAACTCATCTGTAATTACACTACTAGCTACTGTCGGGCCAAACAACGCGTAGTACTGTGGCAAACCCGTAGTGGTTGGGCTTGGGTACGCCGCCCGCATGAAGTTAACATCTTTGTTAAGTAAGTATTCAAATCTGCCGTCTGCATCTATCACCGCCAAAGAAAAGACCGATAGAAAATCAAGTGGGCAAGACAAATACTTATTGTTAGCGCTTACAAGTCCGGTGACGTTCTTACGTAATGCAGGTATCTGCACCGAGTTGTAGATGCGAGTTTCAGCCTGAGTCACAAAGACAGGTATGTTCGCTACGAATTCCGTTTCGTAGTTCTCTGTGTAAGACTTAATATTCGCAACTAACTCTACATACGTCACTGCTTACTCCTTAGGCCATTGGGCCGCGAGCCATTACACCTTTAGTAGCTGCACCTGTACCACGAATCTTAATGCCGCTAGTCTTAGGCTCGCTAGTGTTGCCCTTGCTAATACCAGCAACAGAGATGTTCATGTTGTCCATGCACTGCGCACCAGTGGTGTACTTAGAATCAGCCTGAATGCTAGTAGCTTTACCCTTCATGTCATGCGGGGCAGCATACACAGCAGCTTGGCCTACTTCTTTACCGTTTTGCTTCTGAGAAAATTTAGCCATTATCGACCTCTCTGGTTATTAGCACGCGCCATGTTGCGACCGACTTTACGCATAGCTTCGCCAGTAACGCCGCCTTTTTTCATGCCGTGCATTTTCTTCTCATGACCTTTAACCGCCTTTTTGGCGATCTTTTCCATGATCGGCTTGTCTTTTTTAACGTCATCGTGTTTCATAGTTACTCCTAAGTAATCGTGATGGTTACAGTTCCCACTACGCCAGCAGATGTTAGGTAGTTAGGCGTTAACCCAGCATCGTTCGCACTTGCACCGCCAACCGGTGCCCAACCCCACTGGATAATCCGACTACCACCACTCGGATCACCAAAGTCTGTATTCAAAGTCAACTGCAATCCTGTATAACCAGACTGATAATAACTATTATCTGGCCTTGGTTCTCTCAACGCTTGTGGGTCGTCCACCGGATACATACCTAACTGCAACTGCGGCTGATCGGGTTCCCAGCAATTTCTACATACCTTAATGTTAACTTGCTTGGTCTTAATTGTCAGCTTCTTTAGCTCTTTCAGCTTATAGCGGAACCCACACCGATCACACTCGGATATGGCATTCTTACCGCTGGCAAACCTGTTACCCATGATTAGATAAACGACTCACGAGGAACAAACCTATCAGCCGCCTTTTCTCTATCTTCGCCTGCCGCTAATTCCCAAGCCTCGTCATACATCATCTTTAATGCTTGAACACGCATAGGGTCGACTTCGGGTTTCTTAACAGAAAGCATATATGCCAGCCCCGCCACCATACAATTTATGAAGCGGAACGGAATGTCAATTACGTTAGTACCATCACCAGCGTCGTAAATACGCTTTAAACGCCAGTAATAAAATATGTAATACGGCTGCGCAGACGTACCTTGCTCTGGTGCAGGCCAGACATTAATCTGTGGGTATTTCGGTATAGCCACATTCGACCCTACTTGCTGCCCGCTCTGACGATTAACCCAGACTTGGATTGGGCGTCCTTGCGCGAGTTTGTTCGGGATGGTGGAGTAGGTAGAAACACTAATTCGGGTAATGTTGAGGTCAGTCTGGTTTGGGCCTTGACCAGAATCCGTACGAATCACATGTTCAATTAAATCAACAGTATCAGCAGGTAAGTCATAAGTCGTCTGCCCCTGTACTAAGTTGATTGAGCCTTGCTCTATAGTCCATAGGTTAATGCCACGGTTAGCCCACTCAGCCGTTAGGAAATTCAAGCTACGACGCGCCGTACGGAAGTCATAACCCGTACGCAACTCTAAGCCACAACGCTCGAACGCTTCCTCAAATATTTCATTGAGGGTCGGGTTAAACGCCGTAGTGTTAGTGGTATAAGCCATTATCTAAATCCTGCCGTTTTCTTTGCAATGCTTTTAGGTTGCGCCACAAACTGCTTTCCTGACTTCTTCCCTGCCCGCTTTGCCTTCGTAGTGGCAGCGTACTCTGCTGGGCTTAGAGCCTTGATTGCCTTTTCCGGGAGATACCTCTCTCCTGTCTTTGACGACGGCTTTCCGCTTTTGGTTGTCCATTTCTGGTCACCCCACGACTTTAAGCTTTGTTGAGGGGCTTTCAATCTCTGTAACCCCCACCTGCTGCCTTGTACTTCTTAGCTACAAGCTGTGCTTTACGCGCTGACCACTGACCTGCACCGGTGCCATGAGTAGCTGCGGACTTTACCTGCGACACAATCTTCTTACGAAGGTCAGGTTTAGTATAATTACCCGCAGCATTAACCTTCCCACCCTCTTTATACTGAGTGAAGTCAGTATCATCCCTACGGGCTTTCTTCTTACCCTTAGGCATTTTAGATGGGTTAATGTCGCCCATGCCGCGTGAGGCCATCATTTTTTAGCCCTTCCGCCTTTTTTCATGCCCATACCCATACCACCCATAGGACGAGCAGGCATTGCGGGACGAGCCATAGGACGAGCAGGCATTGCGGGACGAGCCATAGGACGAGCAGGCATTGCAGGACGAGCCATAGGACGAGCCGTAGGACGAGGAACCGCAGAAGCTTTCATTTTGTCAGCCATTGCAGGACGAGCAGGCATTACGGGTTTAGCCACAGGTTTAGGTGCGGATTTCATTTTGTCAGCCATTGCAGACTTTTTAGCTTGCTGCATCTTGCCTGCAGCGGCGGCTTTAGCCCTCATTGCTTCCATTTTATTAGCCATGTCCGTCTCCTATTAGCAAGCCCGTCCGCCTTTGTTCATCTTCTTAGCCATACCGCTATTTTTCAGGTCGTTGGAGTTGCCAGCCATCTTAATCATGGTGCCTTTGGTTTTGCCTTTAGAAGCAACGCCATCACGACTAGGAGCAGCAGTTTTAACAGCGCCCATTGACGTCATACCGCCATTAGCCATTTTCTTAGCTGGCTTAGCGCCTGCTTTTTTCTTCATCATTGCTATAAAACCTGAGTTCATTTTCGTAGCCATACCGCCTCCTGATTTAGTAAACTCTTTGCCCACGCTCTGCGGCACACCGGCCTTCTTAGCAAACGCAGGGTTGTGGGCAACCGCCTGCATAAACTTTTCCTGTTTTTTAGATACTGCGGGCACTACCTATATCCTTTTAATAGTCCGCCTAAAGCGTACATAGGATGGTTTGGCCCCATTTGTTGTTGAGGCGCAGCTTGCTGTGGGGCTTGTTGAGCCTGTTGAGCCTGTTGAGCCTGTAGCATAGCCAATAATTGTGGGGGTATACCTTGTGGTGGCATCCCCTGTTGCTGATCTATACCTTGTGGCATACCTTGTGGCGCGCCCTGCTGCGGCATACCGCCCATAATACCGCTCTGCATTTGCGCTATCTGTCCCGGCGACATCTGCTGTTGCGGAGGGCCATATATACCGCCTTGGTCGCCACCTGCGCCTATCATCGTAGTAGGAGCTTGTTGACTTGTGGGGCCTTGCTCATACCCTACTGGAACGGGCATGTTCTGCGTCATCTGAAAATATGGATTTGCGTAATTCTGCTGCGACTGTCGCCGCTGCATCATCTCTTGCAAATATTGCATTTTATGTTGCTGCAACTGCTGTTGCTGAGCCGCTTGCTGCGCTGCCCTTTGTTCGTCTTCTGCGGTTCTAGCAGCCACTGCTTGTTGTTTTGTGGCTTCTATTATTGGTGCTTGTTCTTCCTGATACTGCGCATCAAGAACAGCTTTACCTTGCGACTGTATTTTTTCTATTTCAGCTTTAGCTTTATCAATAGCGGCTTGATTACTACTGCCCATATAGCCGGACGTTACTGGTTGATTTGCTTGTTTCTGAAGCTTCGCTATTTGCGCTGCTTGAGCCGGAGTTAAACCCTCTTTATTTGGGGTAGACGCAGCTTTTTTTGCAGCAGCAGCTTTATCAGCAGCGGCTTTAGCTTTGTTCTCAGCAGCAGTTTTAGCAGCACTTTGTTTGTCTGAAGCGGCTTTAGCTTTAGCTTCAGCAGCAGATTTAGCAGCGTTGGCTTTTTTCTCAGCAGCCTCACGTTTAGAGTTAGCTTCTCTTTCTGCTTTTTCTCTAGCTTTATCCGCAGCCTCACGCTTAGCCTGTTCAGCTCTTTCTTTAGCTTGTCTAGCAGCTTCAGCTTTTTTTTCTTCAGCCTCACGCCTAGCGTTAGCCTCTCTCTCGGCTTTTTCGCGTTTAGCGTTAGCAGCTTGTTCGGCTTTTTCTCTAGCTCTATCCGCAGCTTCGCGTCTAGCGTTAGCAGCTCTTTCTTCCGCTTCGCGTTTAGCTTGAGCGGCTCTTTCGCGTTGTTCGGCTTTAGAAGCCATAATTAGGCCCTCGTTTTTCCACGAATAGCAATACCGTCTGCGCGAGCAGAAGCAGTACCGCCTTTAGCGCGCCTTACTGGCGGGGTTTCCCCTGTGACAGTTTTAGATGCTTCATTTGCGGCTTTACGATTCGCAGCATCCATCTTGGCGTATAAAGCATCCAATTCAGGGACATCTTTACCTTTAGCCCGTTGCGCTTCAAGCTCGCGTATACGGGCTTCCATTTTTGCGAGATTGTCAGCCATTAATAAATTTTCCCTTTAGTCTTACCACGCTGAGCAATACCATCACCACGGGATGAAGCAGAAGATACGGAGCCACCGGACTTATAACTACGGTTAGGGCTTTTACTTGGAGAAAAATTAAACCTATTTTCTTCGTCCTGTTTTTTTATTTTTGCTGCAAGTGATGACATAGCTTTAGTTTTTGCTTCTGCGCTAGGCTCATCCGAAGATTTCACAACAGTACCGGCACGGGTTCTAGCAGTTCCAGTTTTAACCTCTGGAGTTCTAGCGGTAGTACCAGCGCGAGTTTTAGCCTCTGATTCTTTCTTCTCAGACTTTGATGCAAAACTCTGGCTACCTACATCTTCAGATTTAACAACATCTTTGTAAGGTGTAGGTTCTTTTTTGCGTTCAGGCTTACCCGGCAAGTTTTGAGATTTAGATTTATCTTTTAAAACGCCCGGTAAAGGTTTAGCATCTTCACCGACAGCTTTCTTAGGCGCAACTTCTTTCTTAGGCGCAGCTTCTTTCTTAGGCTTAGCATCCACGCGATTAATTGCTTCTTCATTGGTGTAGGTAGTACCACCTTTGGATGGCGCTGGCTCAGGCTTTAAAGTGCTACCTTTTTCTGGTTCAGGTGTACGGCGGTAAGGGGCAAATTCTTTGCCCTCGATTTCTCTACCGGGACGACCTTTAATCTGTTCTTCAATAGTGCGAGCGCGGCGACCAGAGCCGCCTACAGACTCTAATTCATCAAACTTAGACGTGTCTTCTTTCTTGCCGCCAAACAGGCCAGATATTTTTTCTTTGACTTCGTCTAACGTATATTCTTTTGTTTTGGGACGTCCGTAAGGATTTTTACTATCCTCTTCAAATTCTTTGTCGCTACGCGTGCGTACTACGCTGCCTTCATCACCGGCGAATTTTTTAACTTTGCGTTTCATGGTTTGTCCTTAAATAGTTTGATTACACCTTTAACGGTATCTGTTTCATAGATACGAAGGCTCAGCCAAATAATAGTAAGTATGCCGCCAACTAGGGCGACAATAGGAGGAAACCATGACATGAAGCCGCCTAGCCCCACAACTACAGCAGCACCGTCGGTCATTACTTTGATGTCGTGATTGTCCATATCAGCACTTCCATGCCCTAAGAGATTTGTTAATCCGACTGTTCGGATCGTTTGCGGTTTTGGACGAAGTCAGTTTTTTCTTCATACCGGTCATGCGCGCACAGAAGGAGTCCTTGCGGGAGCCGCCCTCTGGCTGTGGGGCTTTCAACCCGGGTTTCCCCGGATTGGCCTTGTTGTAGGAGGCTCGCCCTTTGGCGTTCAAACCGCCCTTCTCGGACTTGCCTTCTTTCCTCTGCCATGCTGGGGTCTTAGCCATAGTAAATAACGCTAGAAGTTATATTCGACATACTTAAATAAATGCCGTTAACAACTCTTACGCCTTCGCCCGGCAATAATGCGTTATTACTAAATACATCACCTGCACCAATATCGTAAGAAACTATCCAACGGGAAGCGTATAAACACGCAGTACCAGCAACAATTGTCCCAGTATTAATATCGGTAATGGTAAACGTACTTGAAGTTAAAACCGTAATTGTGTAGTTGCCGTTGGTAGCGGAATTACCAGATGCTGTAGCAAAAGAAAGTCCAACTACGTCCCCTGTAGCTAACCCATGAGAGGATTTTGTAACAGTAACTAAAGTACCAGCACGCTCATAAGTAGCGCTAACAGGGGCTGTAGCAGTGTCAAAAATATCTAACGTACCAGCAGAAGCAGTTCCTACTGTAGATAGCGCTTTTAACCTGTTTGGCCCAAGTACCGCAAACCCCGAATTATTGAGGTGTGCGGCTTTAACGTCATATTGCATAGCCATACGGCCTCCTCAATTAGACGTTTTGTGCGCCGACCAGTGGATCAGTCACGTAGTAAGTGATGATGCCCGCGCAAGGGCCTGTACCAGCCGATGCACCTGTAGCAGCAGTCAAATAAACCAACTCAGACGTAGACATAGGAACGCCAAAAGACGCGCCGGGCAAAGTAGCCGTAGCTAGTGTAGTTGCTGTACGTGTAGTCGGTTGTTCATTGACCACAGCCGTTGGGCTTGCTGTGCCAGTGGTATATAGGGTAAAGCCAAAGTCCAAAGTACCGGCTGTTGTTGAATCAACAGTAGTTTGAACGCTAGTAATTACGGCACCTGCTGGGAGGATGACCGCTTGACCGCTAGCTTGATTTAATACATTGCCGGTTTGAGTAGCGATGTCGGCTACGTACCATTGGGCGACCATAAGGCCAGTGCCACAGTATGCAGTGCGCGTATTATCGCCGCCGCCCGAACGCCAAATACTTTGGGTAGTTGATAATGCCATTTTGAATTGTCCTCACATGCGAGTTAAGTGCGACGATATGCATGTAACAGGCCGGGGCCATTCGTTCGCACCGGTTTCCCGGAATACTTCTTTATATCATAGAAAAAGGGGGCCGCAAAGCCCCCTTTTCTTTAAGCACCTGCTGAAGCAAACATGCCCAGTGGGTCAGACCAACCAAACGAATAACGCTCACGAGCCTTGTAACGTACGTTACCGGTATCGAAATCGCCGTCCATCGAGTTAGCCAAAGGCGAACGAACAAAGTGCTTCATGCCGTTTGGAACGTCAGTGGTCAAGAACCATGCGTTTGTGTCGGTCAAGAAGTGGTTGATCGTATAGCCTTCTGGGATCGAACCGTTGTTCTTCAATGCGTTGATGTCGTTATCGTTAGTGCCGACGCGGAGTTCGGTTTCTAACAAGCGAGTTGCAACGAACTGGAGAGCAGGTGGAACAATCAGCTTTTTAGGCTTAGCTGCAATCAACAGGCCACGTTCATCAGTCCATGCGGCGATCTGAATAACAGCGTTTTCCAACGAAGTCTCATTCAAGTCAGCAGGGGTTGAAGGAATGTTGCTGTTGTTGCCACCGTTTACCAAAGGATGCGAATCCGAGAACAGAGCCACACCATCACCACCGGGGTAGGACGCTGAGAAGCCGTTGTTCAAGACATTAGCTGCCTTAACTTGCTTGGTATACGACATAGCACGAGCCAGAGCCTTGGTGTAACGAGCAGACAAGCTGTCGTACAAGTTATCTTCGATGGCCTCTTCGGTCAGCGAGAAACCCAAAGCGATGGTTTCGTGGTTGTATCGAGCAGTCCAAGCTTCTTGCGCATTGTCATAAGCAATGGCGTTGCCCTCGTTTTTAACAGGGGCGGCTGAGAAGCCAGACAGCTTTGTTTCTTCTTCGAAGGAACGCTCGGAAGTCTCTGTTTCGTAGATTTCTTTGTGTTCTTCGCCGTAACGAGCATACTCCAAACCGAACAGGGCGTTCAGGCCGGGGAGCAGCTCTTTCAGTAGTTGTGCGCGTGAAATAGCCATTATTTAGCTCCTTAAATGCCCGTTGGGTTGAGGTACTGATGTCCACCTGTCATTACAGTAGTTGTAGTAACAGTAATTGGAGGGCCAGCAGCGTAAACTGATGTCGCAACTGGGTAAGGTGCGTTGAATTTGCAAATAAACTCGCAGAACAAACCGGAGGCATTAGCAGTATCAGGCACTACGTCAACTATGCGAATAGGCAATGAAGCCGTAGCTGTGTTGCCAGCAGCACTATAAATACCAACTCGTGAGTCGCCAGTAGTTGTCAAGCCAGCGTTCTGAACAAGTTCAGCATTCGAGCCAACCATCGTTTGACCCAAGAAAGCTACTGTCAGGCCATTGCCGCCTTCGGTTTGACCCGCGACCAGAACAGCTTTGAACAGAACATCAGGATCATCAGCAACATACGCGTAAACATCGGTGGCAGTAAGACCGCCGGGCCAATATTGAGCATAAGTTTTCTGACTATTGGTTGGGTTTGTGTAAACGCAACCGAGGAAAACACCAACAGGTGTAGCTGTAGCTTCGCCAACGTCTTTCTCAATAGTACCGCCAGCTACAATCTTAACTACGTCACCGTAGAAAATGTTTGTAGCGTAGCTATTAGTTACTTTGAGTAGACGAGTAGAACCAGCAAACACCTGACCACCGATCAGATTGATCGGCTTTAGCCCGTAAGGGGCCGCTACTGTAGGGTAGGGCGCAGTTTGTGCCATGATTAAACTCCAAAAAATTAAAAGGGTTAGCCTTTACCAAACGACGTTTTAGACTGTCTCTCAGCAAAAAGAGGCATCCTTGGGTCGTTTTCACGCATAAAACTGTTGTCGATTGCTAGGGTCTGCGCCTGAGTCTGGTTGTTGAAGTAAGCACTACGCTGTTCAACAAATTCCGAGGGAGTCTTGCAAAGCAACAACCCACCGATCTCAACATTCTCTTTAAAGCGACTGTTAGGATCGATTAGCAGTTGAAATTTTGGTTGTTCCGACACTTTTACTGGTTCCCACCCTTCGCGTAACTTGCCTGACAAGTTGCGGGGGTCGGTTTGGTTCAAAGTCGAAACACGAACCCACCTATACGCAAACCCCGGTTGTTTATCCGGTTCTGGAAGAGTCTCCGCAGGTGCCCACTGCTTGGGGCGTTCCTGTTGCGCACGGGTTTCTAATTCACGAGCAAGTTTGTTATCAGCCATTATCTGTTCTCCAATTTGAGTACTTCACGAGCGTACTGCTCCGGTGTGAGTCTGAATTTTTTTGCCAGCGCTGCTTGTGTCGCGGTCAATTTAACGCTCTTCGGAGCCGTACTTCGTTTAGCTGATGCTACAACTGTACTCGGCTTTTTCTGAGGTCTTGTCTCAGGTTCCTCATCTGAGGAAAATACTTCTGGAAACCGTTTGCGGATTGTTTTGTCAATCGTCGCGTAATATTCGTCAGTACCAATATATTGTGGGCCGTACTGTCGATACAGTTTCTGATGTAAGCCTTTTGCAGCTTCGGTCATCTCCTCGTCTTTGTTGAACCAATTCGAGTTCCGACGCTGCCAATCTGTAAACTTTGGATCGGGTTCCTGATTTGTGTTGTCAGGTTGCGATCTTTGCGGCAGTTTTACTTCATTTTCTGAGTTTTGTAAAGTGGGCTGATAGTTTTTTGCACGATCCAACTTTAAAGTAGCTTCCGTGAGGGTCTTCTGAGCTTGGACTAGCCTCTCAGAGTCTCCAGTATCGTACGCGTCACGGTACTCCCGTTCAGCCATAGTAATTTCATTCTCGGCTGCTTCTTGTACAGTTGTCATATAGGCTTGTTCACCCGTCATCAGGGTAGACTTAAGCCGCTGGTTCTCTTCAAGAATAGACTGAGCTATCCGTAAAGCTTCTTCTTGCTCACGCCGCGCCGACTCCTTCTCACGACGCTCATCGTGCCATGCCTTCTTATACTGTTTAAACTTAGTAACTACCTCATCGGAGTACTCGCCTCCTTCGTCTGGTGTTTCTAAAGAGTTAACAATGTCTACCGGAAGGGGCTTTTTGCCACGGTCTTCTGGTGGGGTATCGTCCTCGATCTCAACACTAAATTCCTCTTCCTCATCTTCGGAGCGGGACATAGTTGTTTCTATTTCGTCGGGGAACTTGTATTCGTCTTGTTTAAAAGTAGCCATGTGGCCTCCTATGCTCGTGAAATACCGCGCGGGTCTTGGACAACAGCTTCAACTGAGTCATCATTAATAAGGCGAAATTCCTTACCATGAATCTTCAAACGAGTACCGCTATTGGGACGCGCGAGAATAAAATCGCCTTCTTTGCACCACGGGCCAGATTTAAACCTGTCTCCTTGGTACGCATCAGGGCCTAATTTCACGACAAAAAAGACCGTGCTAAGGACTTCCTCATAGTGCATTGTTGCACCGGATTTGGCTAGTCCGCTGTCGTACTTGTCGTCAATTTCCGGTATGGTTACTAATATGTGATAGCCAGAAGGTTGCGGCAGTTGTTTCGCTTTATCTTCTGCATCTTGCGGAACTTCACCGCTTTCTGTAGCGATTACTAGTTCAGTCATCGTCGTCTTGCTCCATTTTTTTAGCGAGGTCTTTAAGGTACAGCTCTACAACGGTGAGGCCTCGAATCTCCCCGCATAGTTTTTGGTACTCAGAAAAATCTCTAGCTGTGCCATCGCAAAGTGCTATCTGTAGCGGTTCGCGTCTCTCATTTATGTATGAGATGGTCACACTGATTATCTTTGTGTTCATTTCTTATCCTTGCCCTTTTGTGGTGGTTTGGATTGCTGTTGGAACATACTTTGTTCACTTTGATGAGACTGCTGCATACGCATCTTGTTCATCTCCATGCCCATACGGAAGCCTTCTACTTTCTGTTCTTTCTCATTGCGTTGTGTATCGCTTGCATGTTTCATCGCCATGTTTGCACCGGCAATTTCTTTCTGTGCATCAATACGCGCCAACTCAATTTGCATCTGCTTATCTTTAGCCTCTGCATCAAGTTTATCTTTAGCGATCTTGCGTTGTACTTCGGCCTGTTTGATCTGCAATTCTTGCATTTGCATCTGAATGATTGGGTCTTGCATCTGTTGCTGATTCTGCTGCTGTTGAGCTTCTTGCTGATGTTGTTGCAGCAGTTGTTGTGAAGCTTGTGCAGCCATCTGAGCAATTTGTGATTCCATATCTTCCGGTATGGTTTGCTCATCTTCATAATCAGGAATCTGCATCCCAATCTGTGATTCAATTTGTTTCTTATACTCGTAACCCAAATGCTCGTTTATGTGAGCCATCATTGCTGCTTGTAGCCCCGGTGCGTTAGGGTTTTGTTGCAGTACAGATTGAATCTTAGGGTCTTGCATAGCTGATTGATGTACAGCCATGTGCGCCTGATGATCCTGATACATAAACGCTTTAACAGGTTTACCTTTTAGGATGTCCATGTTCTCTGTAACAGGGTCGCGTGGGCGCTGGTCGTCTTGCATCGGTACAAGTTTTGCGGCGTTCTTGATACCCAACACATCTAACATCTGACGATGTAGCAGTGGTAAGTCATACAACTGAGGAGCTTGTTGTGCTAGTTGTAGTACAGCTTGGTATTGAACGACCTTTTGCGCCATAGTTGCGCTGTTAGGGTCACTAACTGGTATCACATCTACTTGGTCATAATCAGACTGTTTAATCCGACGACCGCCTTCTTCTGGGTCGTATGCGTACTCTTCCGGTGTGTAATCACGAATAATGTCTTTTAATAGACGAAACTCTTCGTGCATTGAGTAGTGAATACGCGCCTGAATTGCAGACATCGTCTTCAATGTTTTTTCTAAAATAGCCAGCGTAGTCCCAACTGGGGACTCAGAAGACATATCAGATACAGCGATGTTGCCAGCATTAGCAAAGTTACGACCTTCTTCAATGATCTGATTCATCAAAGACGCTAAAACTTGTGACGGTTCCTTATAGGGTAGGGGCAAGATGTTGTCCCTAATACTTCCACTCGGGACATCGACATCTCTAAATTCTCCCGGGGTGATGGGGGTGTCATCTCCCTTGACTCGCAGTCCTCTAGATTTAAGCCCACCCGGAAGGTTCGAGAGGGTGCCTGCATCAACCAATTGACGCAGAATGGATGTGCCGGATTTGGCAAAGGCCCCAATGAGGTGGATAAGGCCAAAATTATAGAAACCAAATCCGGGGATGTATCCATAGTGTACGAAGTGTGAGCGTTTTTGTTTTAACTCGTCATCGGGTTTCCAGTTGCGACGAATTGAAAGAATTGTTTGCGTGTTTTTCTCAATCGTAACGATGTACGGAAGAGCAATGCTCGTCTCTTCTCCATCTTCATCAACGTCTTCATAGCCGGGTAAGTCGAGGTCAACTTGCATCTCAAGGATGCGATAGCGGTCGTCTGACGTGGCCCTAAAGCCAAGTTTCTCAGCAATCTTTTTCTCAACTTCCTCGATAGTATTAACCGGGTCGCCAAGATCGACGTCGAGGTAAAAACCCGCAACCTGAAGTTTCCGTAGCTCATTCTCGCTTTTCCTCATAACGTGAGTTACACGTTCTGCTGTCTTTAACGAAGTAGCGCCGTAAGGTATAACTACATCTTCAGCAGGTACAAACAACGATACCTGACGACCCCATGATGGGTCGAAATACACCTTCTTAAACGCATTACCTGCTAGACCCAAGCCCCACAACATACGCTCATGTTCAGGACGATACTCAGGCATTTCTTCCGTTAAACGGAAGTTCATATCCGTCTGTACACGCTCCGCCGCAGCTTTCTTCTCGGGAGTTTCTTTGCCAATGATTTTAGCTTTAACCGGGCCAGCAGCGGGGAACGTCTCCATGATCGTTTCGCTCTGGAACTTAACAAGCGCTTCAGAGAGAAGAGGATGTGTAACGCCGCATGCTCCCGCCCAAGGTTCCGTTCTTTCTTCAATCTTCATCCCCAACAGATCAAGGCCGTCTACATACGTCTGTATCCAATCCTTGCGACTAGATAGGTCTTCTTCATACGCGTCTATTAATTCACCGGCTAAAAGAGTTAGCTCGTTGTCCGGTATGTATTCAGCTAAGTTATCTTCAAAGCTTTCTTCATCCTCATCTTTCGGCTCAATTTCAATCTCTAGCCCGTCTGTTCTAAGAGTTACCGACTCTGGGTCTTCAACCTCAATCTCCAGATCAGGCTCTAATCCTTGTGCAATGCCTTGCGGGGCTGCATAAAGTGCTTTGTCGATACTCATCTTTATTCCTCGTAGAATTTATATGCCCAGCACACGGCGGTATATCTAACCCCGCTTGTTACCGGTGTTACACGGTGTTCAGCTTTCGCGTCAAACACAACTATGTCCCCCTTGTTCTTCAGGAGGTTGTCGCTTTTATCTTTAATCTGTAGCAGCCCACCCTCAAACTCTGATGGGTCATTTAAGAGCATCACTAACGATACTGCTCTAACCATGCCGTTTTTGGGCGGAAGCACGTCGTTATGCCACATGTAATGCCCACCTTCGCCGTATCTTATTACTTGAACTATGTCAAAGTCACATATAGAGCCTGCCCACTGCCCGTTCACATTACCGTCTACTAAGTAATTCTTACACACCGAGCCAAGCGGTGACATCAAGTCTTGCGACACAATACTAGCCCTGCGTAGTACCTTAGTTACTTCCGCTCCTGTGTCTTTATATATAGTGGCGTCTTGCGCCACAGACCAATCTATTGAGCCTTTAACGTAGTTACAAAACTCCCGTGGCATGGCCTTCTCGTAGTACATACAGGTGAGGTTGCTCATATTAATAGTAGGCCGCAGTTCTGCGGCGTCTAAATACAGGTATCTCGTCTGCCTCATCGCTTGGCAATTTAATAAAGCCTCCTTGCCTAAAACGAAGTAACGCTAGGGTTGTCGAGTCAACTAAGTCATCGTTCATACCTGACGGGAAGTCATTGCACTCCTCAACTACCTCCATCGCCCATCGCTTGTATGGTGCCCACACAATTCCTGAACGGAACAAGTCAGACACCGCATTAACTCGGCTCACCTTATCTTGGCCTTTGCCCGGGGTAAACTCACCAACCGGTATGCCCATACGCCTAAACTCTTGGAATAACACTGATCCAGAAGACTTTTTCTCCACGATAAACGCATCGGGTTGCCACTCTTTGTATTCTTCTAGTACTAACGCTTTTAAATCAGGGTACTCCATGCGCTTCTTAATGCTGTTTAATAAGATAATCGCGTGATTATTAGTCTCTTCGTTGTAGAACACGCCCCATGTAGTTAGTGCGTTAAAGTCGGCACGGGTATTAGCTTCTTGGGCAGCGTCTAGCGCCATAATAATAAATTCGCAATGTGGTGGGTCTTCTTCTTCCCAGACTTTCCACCACTCTTTCTTAATTAAGGCTCCTTCTTCCGACGTTGGCTGCTGCATGTACTGTGCATTCCAGTATCGAATATCCAGTGATGCCTTTTTCGCCAGCAACTCTTCAAGCGACCAAAATTCGGGCCAGAGAGGTTGTTCTTCTTCGGTAATGGCGGGGAACTGGACGACTTCCCACTCGTCAACTCCCTCAATGCGCTCCATCTGCGTAACAATTTGTCCAGTAAGGTCAAGTTTGCTCCACCGTGTCATTACTACAATGATTGCGCCGCCCGGCATGAGACGCTGGATTGGGCCGCTCTGAAACCATTCCCATGCTGGTAGAAACACCTCTGGTCTTCCAAGCTTGGCTTCTTGTTCAGAATGCGGATCGTCAATGATGAACAAATCAGCGCCACGACCAGCCAAAGCACCACCCACACCGATGGCGAAATACTCTCCACTAAAGTTAGTACCCCACCTTGACGCCGATTTCGAGTCCGATTGAAGCTCAATCTGCGGAAAAATGTCACGATATGCCTCCGATCCGACCAAATTTCGCACCCTACGACCAAACTGAACCGCCAAATCAGCCGTGTGGGAGGCCATAATCACCTTTTTCTGGGGGTATTTACCCAAAAACCACGCTGGTGCTAGATAAGATATGAGTTCTGACTTGCCGTGACGGGGGGCGATGTTCACAATCACCCGTTTTTTCTTGCCAGCGGCTATTTCTTCAAAGATTCTTGCCAGTTTATAGTGGTGTGGCCCCACTTTGTAACCCGGATAGACATGTTTTACGAAATCTAGGAACGATTCTCGCCCCATTTTCTGAGCTACATCGGACTGATACCGCTTTAAAAGCTCCGCAACACGCCTTTTCTGCTTATCAGGCATGGTTGGCAGGGCTTCTTTGAGCTTAAAAATGTCTTCTGAGGTTAGATTACTCACTTTTTGACTCTCTAAACTCAACTTCTAGCACTTGTTCCTGTAGTACTTCTAGTGTCTGGAGTAGCTCTTTCTCGACTTCCTCAATAGGCTGTATCTTTACAGTCATCTCTGTACGCTTCTTAAACGCATCGACGCCGTCTACCTCGCCTAATTTAGCAATAGCTGAAATCCTTGCCTTAGAGTCTTTGGCGTTCTCTATCTCGGATACGAGTTTGTTTACTACATATAGTTTTAGATCGGAGAGTTCCTCGACGATCATGCAGTTCGATTGGGCGACCATACCTGCAAGGTAGGCCATCACTTCATTGGGGTATTTAGCAAACTCCGGGCGGTGCGCCGGGTTCGTCATCATCTGCTTTGCCACTTCTCGGGCAACCTCCATGTGTTCTGGAGTAGGTTCTATCGGGGTGTCATTAAGGTCTGCCACTAACTTAATAGTGCGCGCCCGCATTTCTAATTCTTCGTGCGGCGACAGTTGTGGCATAGCTTCAAAAGCTGAAGCTGGTAGAGGTATATCTTCATCGATGTTCGGGACAATCACATTCATTGGGCTTCCTGTGGCCTATGTGATTTTCGGACTATATCATGAAATATTGATTTTGCAATAGGGGAGGTTGGGACTCCTACCCGGGGGGTGTTTTGCAGATGGGAGTGCTGTAAGTGGTGATTTCAATCGTATGGGGGTGGGGTATGAATATATTTAATGATGGTAATGTTAAGGTCGAGTACTAAATATTTTTTTGGACATTTTGGACAAGTAATAATAAGTATAGTTTAGAAATGGCGACTTTCTGGGGGGAGTAATAATAAATGTAGTCTGGATTTTGAAAAATGATGGGGTTATTTGTGCATCTCTTGGGGTGAGGGGTGAGCGATGGTACCTAATGCCAAAAGGGGGGGTGGGGGGCGCGGGGGGTCACCCCCAAAACTTGCTTTTTGTACTGGACATCAGCTATAACTTAATTATGCGAGGCGATGTGCATCGCTATAACAGAAAGGCTTATATGAAATACCTAATCAAGTTGTTGCAGCGGATTGAAACCACATGGTTCTTCTTTACTAGATACATGATCTGCATTCAGTGGCGCACCGTGAAGCAGACCAAGTTCTTTAAGACGTATGACGAAGCGTTGGAATGGTCTACTGGTTATCCAGTAGATGCAACGGTAATGATAGGTAAGCGCGGCAGGATGTTAGCCGCACGCTATAAGTAAGACGGTAAGGGGACTGCCGCTCAGTCCCCATCTTTAGAAAGGTAGCAAGATGAAACCACTATTCAAGCATGACTGCACTAAGTGCAAGTTCATTGGTAATGTGTATGTAGAAGAGAGTAACAAGCGGATTGAAGCTGATCTATGGAAGAGCTGTGTCATTGGTGCTGATAGCTTTATCTTACGCTACTCAGAGGACGGGTCAGACTACAGCTGCTTCTCTAAAGAGTATCTATATAGATACTTGTACTAACCTCGGGGGCTTCGGCCCCTTTTTTGTGCCCACTGTTTTGAAACCAGTTATGTCGTCGCGCGTGCATGGGCGCGTGCGTGTGGGCAAGCGGATTAAATAACAATTCACCTATAGGTGAAAACTTGATTAGTGAGCGCAATTTCAGGTATAACTATTCTACCGGATGCAATTTCGCACCGGCTTTTCGAAAGGTTGACATCATGTCAAAAACAAAATCAGTTGTAGAATTACAGTCCTATAAATCATTATCGGACTTTGGTTATAACGTCGCAAAACGTGCGGATGCAGTACGTGCGGATGGTGCATGGGCGCTTGATAACATTGTAGGCTTTCCAGAGGATATTTCACCTGAAGCAAGGGTTGAATTGAATGAAGGCTTTCGTCAACGCGCAAGTGAGTTGCCTAAGTACGCCGAAATCGTTTACGGTGTAGTAGATGGAAACGTAATTCCATTATCGCAATTGTCGGGCGATGCACCGAAAGAACAATTCAAGGTCAACGTCGCAATGGTATTTTCATTCAGCCAACAGCAAATTGGTGCAATGAAAAGCGATGACCCAGCCAAGTATCGCGTGATTTATGATTTGCGTGATCGCGTAAATAAATATTGTTCTGGCAGGTTAGCTGATTTAAAACTAGCAGCTAAGAAAGTATTACGCGAAAGAAATCCAGAATCGCAAACAAGAGCGGCAACATTATCTTTTGGTGAATTCATTGAAAAGACTCTCGACACAATGAAAACGCGATGCAAGTCTGCAGAAGCAAGGGGTAATGACCCAACTGCTAACAGCAGAGCATTAGAAAATGCAATCATAGCCTTCAAGGTAAAGCTTGAAGTAACTAAGTAATACCCGAAACCCTAGCCGAAAGGCTAGGGTTTTTTTTCGCCCTGCGATTTGAAACCAGTTGTTAGTTATCGCGCGCGCTCGGGCGCGAGCAAGCTCGTTAAATAAGACTTCAGGTATACCTGAATTAACTCATAGATGACGCGAAGCGTAGAGACGCGCTAGTTATATAATTACGCGACACTTTTTAGCCCTATCATCTACCGTTTGCTTAAATGACGTAATTGGGGTTAAAAACTGTTCTGACAACTGTGTTGTTGTTCTGGCTACGGAACAGGATTTCGCCTTTTAAATCAACGACTTACGCACTTGTTCCAGTGTTCTGGTCATTTTAGGGGGTATGGGCAGAAACAGTGTTTTTTTCAGGTTGAACGTCCTTCGCGGCAAGTGCACAAAAAACACTCCCAACCAGCCATACCCTTTTTCACTACCAGAACAGAACACTATATATAGTATATAGTTTAAATAATAAAGATAAAAAACCTAGTCTTTTCGCGGCATCTCAGCCATTTCTTACTGTTCCGGCAACACAAAAAAACCAGAACAAAAACAGTATTTTCTACTACCTATAGTAGATTCTTGTTCCGGTTTTCCCTACACGCCCAGAACAAAAGTCTCACACAACTAGGTTGACTTATATGTCAAATAATGGTATAATTATAGTGTCAAGGGGCAATGTATCAGCCCTAAGGCACAAGCGGCAGCAAAGTTATTTAACACTTCACGTATACCTGAACTAACCAGAAAGGAACCCATCATGGGCAAACTAAAACAAGCAATGATCGAGGCACAAGAACAGTTCTTTAGTTTCAATGAGCCACCCGACCTATCAATGGATGATCTAATTAAAGAAGATGTGTTCTTCCGTTACGGCATAGACATAGACGCAGCGCAGCGCGTTATGACATTGCTGAGAGTGTATCCACCACCTGAGCATTTGTACGTTACGCACCCAGAGTTGCACGTTGTATGGCTGAATGAATACATAGAAGACATGGAGAACAAGCATTGCAGTAAACAGCTTGAGCTTTTCAACGAGGGCAATATGCCTTGGACATGGGAGAAATGACATGGGATACAGATCAGATATTACTTGCATCATGTACGCGACAGACAAGGGAAACGCAGGGCAACCAATGGTCAATGAGTTTATTAAGCAACGCATACCCAACTCAAGTGAGGGCACGGAGTTGTTTAAATACTTTACGTTCGACGAGAACAAAGCGTTGTTCCAAGCAGAGAGTTGGAAATGGTATCCAGACTACGACGAGGTCAAGACGTTGGAGAATATCTTTAAAGAGTTTGCCGATACGTTTTGCGGAGAAAAAGAGGGTGCTTATGCGATGGAGTTCATACGCATAGGCGAGGATTGGGGAGACGTTGAGGCAAAGCGTATCGGCAACTACGATTGTCGTTTAGATTTACACCGCACCATTTACATTGATTAGGAGTTCAGACATGGCTGAAGAGAACCACACCAGAAGCTGCATTATATGTGGCTCACCCGTGGCTCACGCACGGTGGGCGTTGGGATACAAGACTTGTATGCCATGCGGCGAGTCAGCATCGCTGGGGATCAGGCGTTGTGTTGTGCCAATGCACAAGTCTAATTACGTGATGGTCACAGACATCACAGACTTACAAGGCATCAACAACAAGGGAGGGCTAGTTAAGTGAGGGGGACAAATAACGCAGTAGTTGTCAGCGGTAATCTTCTTATGGCACGTCATGAGTTGGAACACGCAGCGTCACCCGCCGTTGAACTTAGACGAGGATTGATATGCGTGGAGATGCTGATGAGAAATCGTACTTTATGGATACCGCTGTTCAGGCAGAACATGTACAAGAAGTGGCATGGTTGTTTTTCTATTTTATGAGGAGGGTTGATGATGGACATCGATGATGTTGTAGGACTATTTTGTGGCTTGGTGTTGGCTGCATTGTTAGCCATGCTGTATGCGGGGAAGATATGAATGTACGTAACAACAAGCAGTCAATTAAACAAACAATACGCGACACCAAGCGGATACTTAGACGGCAGAAAGGCACGATATGGGAGCGTGAGTATTTGTTTGCACACATCAACAAAGTTAAAGGGAGATTGGGATGGATATGAATGATGAAGGTTTGTACGAGCCAGTAGATGCACGACCACTAGAGAGCGGTGCAATACAAAAGATATACCGCTTTGCCAATGGGTACGGAGCGTCAGTCGTCAAGGGAGATCATACCTACGGAGGGGAAGAGGGACTCTGGGAGTTGGCTGTCATTACCTTTGCGGTCAAGGCAGACAATCACACTTACACGTTGTGCTATGACACTCCTATCACACAGGACGTTGAGGGTAATCTCAATGATGGTGAGGTAGAGGAGATACTTGACAAGATTAAATACCTACCCATGCGTGGGGATGATGAGATGCGTCAACAAGGAAACGAGAGGCAGCACGTATGAACACCCTATATGAGATAGCAACTGTAGTACTCGGTGTCTGGGTTTTAATACTTCACCTACGCCTGAACCGTAGGATGACCTTGGTGAACAAGTTAAGTCAGTCACTTGACTACATTGCCGAGGGGAAGTGGGAGGTTAAACCAATTAAGGATGGCTTTGAGGTATACGACAAGTCAGACAACGAGAAGATGATCGCAGTAAGGAGGGTGAAGGCATGAGCAACTGGCTTCGTTTGTTTTGCGCGGCAGCGCTGGTTGCGATCAGCTTGATGTCGTTGGGGGCATTCTTAGCCCACAGGTACATATATAAAAGTGGAGTAATTCGCTTGTATAATATGTCAAGTTATGATATACTTATAAGTAGTGGACAGTACAATCTACTGCGAAATTGAAATAAGAGTTCAGCGTCACATGAAGTTCTATTTAATCACACAGAAAGGAATTGAGATGAATATCTCTTTAAACAAACCGCAGCACGTAACGTCACTTGCAACCGCAGGTCTATTGGTATCGGTCGAGGTCAACGTATGGTCGGCGACCAAGCAGGACAGAGTCATCAGTAATGAGGTTACTACCGCAAAGAAAGCAGATCAGAGCGCGGGCAGGTTCGTAAAAAATCTACTGGCAAACAACATCGATCATAAGAATCTGTTGAACTATCGTCAGACTATCTATAACTGGATGCAACGCACAACATACCCGTGGAACAAAGCACAGGACTATCTGCCGCACGTATCTCTACCCAAGTTCATGCAGGAGTTCCACGACCACAAGGCAGAGTTTGAGCGTCTGCTAGATGAGTTTTGCAACAACTATGCGGCGACCGTCTCCAACATGGCGTTCGCACAAGGTCAGATGTTCAACCGCAACGACTACCCAGATGTGGCTGAAGTGCGGAGTAAGTTCGGAGTCACACTATATACAAGCGAGATTCCGGTGGGCGACTATCGCTGCGCGATAGCACAAGACTTGGCTGATGACTTAAACAACCATTACAACCAACAGGCCGAGACAATAGTTCAGGGCATCCTGAACGATCAGATAGATCGGTTGGTTGAGGTGATGGAGAGTTTGTCCCATTGCTGTGACGTTGATGAGTACGTGGGCAAGGACGGTGAGATGAAACAAAAACGCCGCAAGATATATGAAGGCACGGTGGCGAAGGCTAAAGAGTATTGCCATGTGTACAAAGACTTTAATCTGACAGGTGATGCTAAGTTATCCGGCGTCATCACTCAGTTGGAGATGGCATTGCGAGGTGTTGATGCTGACATGTTACGTGAGTCAGACGCAGCGCGTTCGCAAGTCAAAGATGAGGTGGACGATATTCTGTCCAAGTTTATGCCACGTAGTATTTAATAATTCACCCATAACTGAAAGGTAAGACACACCATGTCAAAACTAAACTTCACCCAAACAATCACTATCGACCAAGCGGCGACAGTTGTTCCAATCCTATCCCAGACAGTTGAGGGAGAAGATTCTCACATCACACCAATCATAGTGAGTGAACCCGGAGTTGGCAAGACTTCTGTCTTAAAGCTGATCGCTGAGAAAAACGGCGACAAGTGGCGCAAACCCAAAGACGTGTTTGCATCAGACAAGTATGAATACATTTACGTTGACTGTCCGGCAAAAGATCACATGGACATAGCAGCTACTATTCCTAACCATGCAACAAAGGCACTTGAGCAGTACGTTGGTTCGTTGTTCAACATGGGCAGCGACAAGCCCAAGATCATCATGCTTGACGAGGCGTTCAAAGTTCCTAAGTCTATGGGTGTGTTGTTTACTCGACTAATGCTAGAACGTATGGTGGGTGACGTATCGTTACCTATGGGTTCTATGGTGTTCGGAACAAGTAACAACGGAAGCGATGGCGTAGGTGATTTCGTACAGGCACATCAGGGCAATCGTATTTGTTTATTCCGTATGGAAAAACCCGATGCGCGGCGTTGGAATATATGGGCGGGTGAGAATGGCGTGTCAGTTACTTTGCGTTCGTTCGTTGCTATGAATCCACGTTGTTTGGCGTCTTACATGGACGGTGGTCAGGAGAACAATGAGTTTATATTTAATCCAACCAAGGCAGGGCAAGGCGTGTCGTTCGTGTCCCCACGTTCATTGTACAAAGCCAATCGTATCGTAACTAACCGCGAAGTTTTGGGTTCACAGGTGGCTGAAGTGTTACTTGCAGGAACAATCGGTTTAGCGGCGGCGAAAGCGTTGTCTGTCTTTATGGAGATGGAGTCGCAGGTTATTAAAACTAAGGACGTGGTTGCTAACCCAGAGGGTGTACCCATGCCAAACGATATGGCTGCACTTTGCATGATGATGTTCAATGCGGTGGATGACTTACAAACACAGGACGAGTTGTCTCAATACATGAAGTTCATCAAGCGTATGAATCACAGCGAGTTGCAGTCGGTGTTCTTCACTATGTTGATGGGTAATAAACGCACTACTAAACTTGCCGCTAACAATGATGACGTTAAGGCATGGACTAAAGACAACTACAAGTATCTGTAATCTAGGAGAACAATATGTCATATCTATCAGACGAAGAAAGACTAAAGAAGAATCACATCATCATGATGCGTCACCCAGAGACAGCGTTGTACGGCAGCGTGATGTTGATGGGTAACAGCGAGGTGGTAGAAGGTATACCTACCGCATACACCGATGGTGAGAACAAGCGTTATGGCAAGGAGTTTATGGCTACCTTGTCTGATGCGGAAGCGAGGGCGGTGGTGCTGCATGAGAATCTGCATGTAGCGTTACTTCATATTCACAGACATAAAGACTTGATGAAGGAGGATCACGTTCTAGCTAACGTGTCGATGGATATAGTCGTTAACAACATCATCGATAACATCAAAGGTCAACATCAATCGCAACCATTGTGCAAGTTACCTGATAGCGCAATCATAGATCACAAGTTCGATGGGTGGGCGGTGCGTGAGATATACAACGAACTACAGAAACAAAATCCACAACGTAAGAAGAAGTGTAGTGGTGGCGGTGGTGGAGGTGGTAATGGTGGCGGAAGTGGTGGCACTAACCCTGATGATGGTGATGAGAATAACAGTTCAGGTCAGGGTGAAGTCATAAACATCAACGGCAAACAAGTCACCGTTCAAGATGGTGATGAGCATGACATGAGCGGAGCCGAGGGTAAGGATGTTAAGGAGTTGAAGGAGTACGAGGAGAAGGTAGGTCGTGCGTTGCGTGAGGGTGGCATGTTGGCAGGTCGTCTTGGAGCTAACATCCCGCGTGAGATAAGTCAGTCATTGGAGATACCGATCAACTGGAAGGATGAGTTCCGTGACTTTGTATCTAATAGTGTACGAGGTAAGGACGAGATGACATGGCGTAGGTTCAACCGTAATCTCTTGGCTAATGACATTTACGCACCAAGCGAGGACACAGAGACATTGACCGAGGTATGCGTGGGCATCGACACGTCTGGGTCTATTGGCACAGAGGAGCTTGGCGCGTTCGCTTATCAGTTGCAGACGATCTGTGATGTATGTAAGCCAGACACGGTGAGAATACTCTGGTGGGATACAGAGGTACATGGTGAGCAGGTGTTCGCAGGTGACTCACCTAACATCAAAGATATTCTCAAGCCAATGGGCGGTGGCGGCACTATGGTGTCGTGCGTCTCGGACTATCTGAAGGATAAGAAGTACACGCCGGATTGTCTGGTGATCTTTACCGATGGCTACGTTGAAGATAAACCAAGGTGGGAAACTGGCATCGATACTCT